GAGGCCCTTGGCCCCTCGCGCTCGCCGTCCTAATCGTGGCCCTTGGCCCGCGTCGCTTGCGTCGCGGGCCTTGGTTTTTGTTCTTTGGGCCTTGGCCCATGGCCCGCGGGGTTTTTCGCTCTGCTGCCTGTTTTGTTTTTTGATTTTTTCCCTTGTTAGGTGGTGGCGGGGGTGGGTGGGCCCGCTGATCTTTTTTTGTTTTATTTGTTGCAAATTGCTGGCGCAGTGCTATAATTCAGTCTCAACTTAGAAAGGATAGAGAGATGACAAACGATCAATTACAGCAATTTGCCGATGGCCTAATAAAACAGTATCGGTATGAAATTGTCCGCGATGGTGACTGGTGGCACGGGACCGATGAATATTCGTTCAATATCCACTGCCCCGATGATGATGGATGGTTCAGGATCAATGTTTATAAAGTTGACCCAGTTACGGGCATGGACAATTGTGATCATTGGATTGACTTAGCCCCTGTTCACTTGGGTGACCACAATCCTGACTGCATTATTCAAATGAGGCATGACCTGATCAAACTGGGTTACGCGATCCCCGCATCTAAAACGTTCAGCAATTACGATACTTTGGATGATCGCCTTTTCGTTACTGCCGAAGAATTGGAAGGCGCAACATTTGGCGACGATCCCGCTGATCCCGACGATCACCCGTTTTGCTTTCTTCAATTGAAAGACGGCCGGTCCCTGTATTTTGTAGGGGCGGATTTAGACTTTATTTATAAATTAAAGATTGTACAAACAGAGTAAAACAGTGCTATAATTCAACTGTCTAATCGGCCGATTAGATACAACCTAGAAAGAAGAGAGAACGCAATGACAAACCCAGTAACACCCTTCCGCAATGACATGTTCGGTTCACGTGGCATGGACATTCAAGAAGCATTGAATTATTGTGAAACCCTGATCAATACTTTAAGCCAGTCTGATCAGATCGGCATGCGCACTGCATTTGGTGTTCTATTGAACACCATTGAAAAAGCAGTGACCCAGTCACAGGGCCCGAGCCCCGAAAGAATCGCAGTGACCCAACTGATCAGTTCCATTATCAATGAGCAATTGAATGTCACGATGAATGACGTGGATGAACAGATTAGCAACTGGATGAACAGTAATCTAAAAGAGCGGATCATGGACATCATGGCCGACGACGACATCGATGACCAGATCAGCAATTGGATGTCAAACAATTTCGACATCACAGATTACAACGTGGATGACGCAATAGAGTCATGGGCCGATAACAACCTAGACGAAAAGATTCAAGACGCAATAAGTAATATTGAATTTAGTGTCACAGTTAAATAATCCGTGATATAATTCAAGCACTGGACCAGCCGGTCCAGTGAAACCTTAAGAAAGAAGAGAGATCATGAAATCAGTAAAGACAATCGTAATCGACAATAATCGTTTTGCATTACCTGACGGAATGTCAGCCAAAGACATTCAGTCACTGGCCGGATTCCTCTGCTCACTGACAACCTTGGGCACTGAATACAATTACGACGCAAGCGAATACGTTTACTATGACAATGGCGGTGTAAGCATTCGGGTCAGTGAGTGCGAAGTACTGGCCAAGGCCGAGGCCCGTGATCTGGGTGACCAGAGTCGCGAACGCTATCAGGCCAGACGCGACGCAGAAGAAAGAGCAAAGGCCGGTGACCTAGTCGGCCTACACGTGAACCAGTAAGCGCTGGTCTAGGTTGTATGTACATACAACCTAGAAATCACAAACCCGAAGGCAGCCGAAGTGGCTGCCTTTTTTATTGGCCGATACTCTACCCTACAGGGTAGAGTATCACAGGGCCCATGGGCCCTGTAGCCTTACCATACTATCCTTACGCGCGCCTTACGCTTCTCTCTTTTCTTTTATTTCTTCCCTCATGGTGGTGGCGGGGGTGGGTGGGCCCGCTGTTACCTCTTGTCTGCGTATAGGGATGACTTTAGTTAGAGGGGGAGGGCCATAAACAGCCCGTCAAGCGCAGCCGAAACCTTCGCCCTGTTTCTGCCAAATTTCAAAGCTTTTTAAACTTGGCCTCCCCAAAAGACCCCCCTTGTTGTTTTAAATGCAATCAGGGGTTATATTTATGCAAATTTCAAAACGTGGCCCATGATCCCTACAAAACCAGACGATGTCCAAGAAGAACAGCTACGCCTAGAGCTACGCTTAAAACTCTTAGAGGCACAGGAGCGTGCAACCACTGACTTCCTGTCTTTCTGCCAGTACGTCTGGCCCGAGATGCTTGTCGGGGAGCACCACAAACGAATCGCCAAAGCCCTTGACCGTGTCATTTCTGGCGAGTGCAAACGCCTGATGATCGCGATGCCTCCCCGTCATGGTAAGTCCCAGCTTGGGAGTTATCTGTTTCCAGCATATCTGATGGGCCGCAACCCTGACACCAAACTCATTGTCGGCTCCCACACCGCGGAGCTTGCTCAACGCTTCGGTAGGATGATCCGTAACCTTGTCGATGACGAGAAGTACAAAGAGTTGTTTCCAAAAATGGCCCTGTCCGTGGACAGTAAAGCGGCGGGAAGATGGAACACGGCCCAAGGCGGTGAAGCGTTCTTCATTGGTAAGGGCGGTGCGATGACGGGCCGTGGTGGTAATGTTGTCGTGCTGGATGATATTTTGGACGAGCAGGATGCTGTGTCTGAAACTGCGATGGAGAACACGTGGGAGTGGTACACGTCCGGTCCTCGCCAGCGTCTGCAGCCGGGCGGCGCGATCATCGTAATTAATACGCGTTGGAAGACAGACGATCTGTCTGGCCGCTTGCTCAAGCAGCAAGGCTATTTAAAGTCTGACCAGTGGGAGGTCTTGGAGTTTCCTGCTATTCTGCCGTCCGGTAAACCTTTGTGGCCTGATTATTGGAGCCTTGATGAGTTAGAAAAGGTGAAGGTTTCCATTGGCCTGAAGAAATGGAACGCCCAGTGGCAGCAGCAGCCAACGAATGATGAGGGTGCGATTCTGAAGCGTAACTGGTGGCGCAAGTGGAAATACGATGATCCACCAGAGTGTGAGTATCTGATTCAGGTGTACGATACGGCGTACTCAAAAAAAGAGACTGCTGACTTTTCTGTCATCTCAACGTGGGGCGTGTTCTATCCTGATGCGGACTCGGGTGCGAATCTGATGCTCTTGAACGTGCGCAAAGGCCGGTGGGACTTTCCTGAACTCAAACGGATGGCCAAAGATGAATACATGTATTGGCAGCCTGATAATGTTTTGATTGAAGCCAAGGCTACCGGCACACCGCTGCAGCAGGAACTACGGAAGATGGGCATTCCTGTCACAATGTTCTCGCCCGGTGGTCGTAAGTCAGGACAAGATAAGGTCAGCCGCGCCAATGCTGTTGCTCCGCTCTTAGAGTCCGGCATGATCTGGTACCCTGAAGGTAAGGAGTGGGCCGAGGACCTTGTAGAGGAATGCGCGGCTTTTCCTAATGGGAACAATGACGACCAAGTGGATACCGCGGTGATGGCTTGGACAAGATTTCGTGCTGGCAACTTTATTGCGTTGGAGTCTGACGATAACGAAGAGACCGAGCCAGACACAAGCCCTGTTGAGTATTATTGAAATGCCGCATAAAATGTCTTGAATATTTGATCAAGGACCTCGGACCATGGCCGCTCAAAGCAATGCCCAACAGACTTTTGAAGAGATAGTTGCTGCTGTTAAGCAAGCGGAGAGCCGCGGCAAGCGTTACAAGGATGACGGCAAAACTCTGACCACAAGTCCTAAGGGTGCCCTTGGTGAGATGCAGGTCATGCCCAAGACCATTACAGATCCCGGCTTTGGCGTTATCCCTGCAAAATCATCATCTCCTGACGAAATTGCAAGGGTTGGGCGGGATTACTTGCAGGCCATGCTTAGCAAGTACGGCGATACAGAGAAAGCTTTGGTTGCGTATAACTGGGGCCCCGGCGCTACAGATAAATGGTTAGCTTCTGGCGCAAAACCAGAAGCCCTGCCCCAAGAGACAAGAACCTATGTCCAGCGCGTCAAGGGACTTCTTGGCAAGGATGTTTCACGTGAAACAATGGCAAAAAAGGAACGTGAGCCGTTGCCCGCGTCCCTGCCTCCAATGGCTGAAGCATCTCCAACCAAGGCCCCAGCGGCAACCGTCATGGCAAGCGGCAAATCTTTGCCGGACATCAAGTCCATGCCGGCCAGTTATCAGGCAGCTTTTGCTTTAGCGGCTTTGGCTGATGCCAAGGACGATGAGGACGAGAAGGCATACGACGAGAACAAAGAGACTGAGTCAGAGAAGTTGATGCGGGAGTACAAGCCTGTCAATCATTTGGCATCTCTTGATTTAAGCGTCACGCCCATTACCATGGCTGAGGGTGGGGAAGTGGATTCTGATAAGAGTCCTGACGACATCAATTACTTTAGCAATGTGAATCGGATGAAGGACCGCGGAGTTACGACAGATTCCGTGATGCTCGGCGCGCGGACCAAGGCTGGTGAGGGTTCTGTCATTGCTGGTTTGAACATGGCCAACATGAGCAAAGACGAGAAGATGCAGACGGCGCGTGCTTTGATGTTGGCGTATACGCAGCAAGATCCGGAAGGTTTGGGGTTTACTGCAAATGTTGTCAAGCCCCAAGGCGCTCCGGCCATGGCTAATCTTATTGGATCCATGCCATTAGGTGAGGGCCGTGTATCTGCCGGCATGCATGGTAATCAGGCGTATTCGTTGGGATATGAGCGCCCTGTTGAGGGTGGTCAATTCAATGCAAACTTGAATGTTCCACGTGGAACAATGGGTTCTCCCCAGTTGAATTTGCAGTTTAACAAGCGGTTTGCGGACGGCGGTGAAGTAGAGCAAGAACGTTTGACGCCGCAACAGATAGAACGAATCGCGGCTCAAGGACCAACAGAGCGCAAGGATGAGCCATTTTTTGATGCAGCGTCGAGAACTTATGTAGACGTTTTGACGGGCCGGCGCACACCAATTACTGAAAAAGACTTTACGGCCAAGGAACAGATGGCGATGATGGATGCTGTCAGGCGTTCTCAAGCTAGGGGCGGCAAGGGCCGCGTGGGGTATGAAGATTATCCGACGGGTGAGCAGATTGGTCCTGACTACGTGGACATTAGAAACACCTTGGGTGGTTTTCAATACAAGCAAAACCCTGATGGTTCCACTGTAATTTCAGACAGGTACGATTTCCACGGCCCGCGGGTCGCGGAATACGAGAAGATGGGTACGGGCGAAAAGGTTTTAAAGTCTGCAAAGAATGCTTTGACAGAATTTGTGACCAAGGGTTTTAGCCCACGGGATTTGGCTGGGGAATTGGGCAGGGCGTATGTAGGAAGTAAAGGCCCAGACGTTAATATTCGCATTCCTGTCAATCGTGCAGACGGAAGTCCTGAAGAGGGTGAGCGCCTGACCCCGCAGCAGATAGAAAGAATCGCGGCCCGAGAGTCAGCAGACAGGGAAGCGGCAAGTAATGCAGCGTTTATTGCGCAGAAGTCGGGTATTGGTCGCAAGGAAGGCAATATTTCCAAGGCTTTGAACACGGGCACAGCCTATCCAGCGATTGTGGCGGGCATCAATGATGTGCCCTACGACCTTGCTGGTTTGCCTGTTGACTTGACAACCATGGCGATGCGTCCTTTTGGCTACAGCAACCAGAAGCCAATGCTGGGTAGCGAGTATTTGAAGGAAAAAGCAACGGAAGCCGGCATTCGCAAGCCCACACCTACAGATCCAACGCTAAAAGGCTTTCATACCTTTGGTGAATTGGGTGCTGGTTTGTTGGCTCCCGGCAAGATCATTGAAGGTGCACAGGCTTTGAAGGTCGCAGCAGCGGATGCGTTGGCTGGTTTCAAGGCAGGTAGGGCCGAGAAGCCTTCGGTAACGGATTTAATGACCGGTCAACGTTTTGAAACGCCTGAGTTGACACCGCAACAACTGCAGGAATTTGAAAACTGGCGTTCAATGTCGCAAGCACAGTTGAGAGCACAGAATCTTGCTCAGCGTGATGAAGCAGTTACTCGGTTGCCACAAGATGCACAGCAACAGCTACGTTTGTTTGAAGAAAACGCAATACCTCGTCCTGTTGAGCAACCTTTAAACAACCCACCGGGTTGGAACATTGTTGATACAGGGACGGAAGTTGCCCCTGCATTGGAAGCGGCGGCTCCCGTGGCAGCCGAAGCGCGAACCATGGCGCAGTTGCCTGTGGTAACCCCTGTTGCTGCTCCCGCACCAATGCAAATCAGTGCAGAGTTTCCATTTGTTGGACGTTTGGATGAATTTGCTGCAAGCATGCAAGGTCCTGCACAGAAGGAACAGTTGATTAATCAAGTCAAGGGCAAGTTCCGTGAGCAGGATGTTGCACGCCTTGAAGAAGCATTGGCTGGATTGGGACCTAAGGACAAGGTAACGCCTGCCATGCTGCAGGAAGCATTGGCTAATACGTATTCACCTAGCCGTTTGCGCTCTATTGATGAGCTTGCAAGCCAAGGTAAGCCCATGTATTCCAATATGGACAATGTATTTGCCCCAGATAAACCAATTTCTGGATCAATGAATTTGTACATAAAGCAGACACCTGAAGCTGAAGCACTTGCCAAAGATGCAGCGGAATTAAAGTTGGCATTAAACAACGTATTTCAGGGACGGGGCGATTCATCAATGTTTGACACCATTGACAATATTTTAACTAACAGCCCTATTACGGGACAGTTAAAAAACATAGGGGAACTAAAGCAACAATTGTCGGCGTATCGTCCCTTGTATGAAAAATTTAACAAGATTCAGCAAGAAGCAAACGATGCAAAGCACATGCTTACCTACCCAGTTATTTCAGGGGAAAAAGTTTTTGGAAAACCTTTAAATGACGTGGTTAACGAAAGGGTAAAAACTGCAATACAAGAGGGAATAAGTGCGGGCAGAATACCACCCATTCCTCATGTTGATGTTCCTAATCAACAACTGACCCCACAGCAACGAATGGAAAAATTTGTAGTTGAAAATTCAATGTATGCAGTAACAAAACAATTACGGCTAGAAGAAGAAGCTAAGTTGTTTACTGAAATAATGCAAAAGGGATCAGATAAATTAGTGCAATTGGGGGTGGACCCAATTGATGTCACTGCAATTATTAATAAATTGCCAGTAAAACCAAGTGAAGACATCTATGCAGCAAATAGAGGACTGAACTCTGATATTCAATTTAATGAACAAGTATCAAGCAAAATACAAGCTGTAAGGGATTCGGTTAAAGCAGCGCAAGGAAAAGTCCAAGACAAAATGCGCGATAGATATGATCGTGCAATAGAAGATGTCAATCCGCTTATCGGTTATCGTGGTCAACATGCTGGCGTAGCAGGAGAAGTGCATCCTGTTGGATTTGCACGTTACACAGAGCACACGGTGGACATGAACGGCAAACAATTGAATGGTCGTCACGTGCATGAACTGCAATCTGACCTTGCTCAAGATGTCCGTCAACTAGGTTCTAAGAGCGGATCGTTAGAAAAAGATCAAGCAGAATTAGCAACGCTGAAGAGTAAGCTTGCAGAAGTTGATGAACTTGATCCTACCCAACAAATAGAAAAAGCAAAGCTGAATAAACGAATTTCAACGGTGGAGAAACGAATTTCATTGACTTCTCCGGGCAAATATCAGTTAGAGCAGCCGTTTGCTGGTTTTGAAACAAGCCCTGCTGTGGAAATGCAACTGTTGATCAAAAATGCAATTCAATCCACAATGCGTTCAGGCCAAGACTTTGTTACGTTCCCCGGAAAAGAGTCATCACAGGCCAAACTGTACGAAAAAGTTTTGCCAAACCTAAAGCAAGCCGTTAAAGATTTAGGTGGCGAGAAAGCTGGATTTGACATTAAACCTATTACACTGCCAAATCCCAGTGGAGACTCGCCAACAGTTTGGGGCGTGGTTTGGTCCCCTGAAACGGCAGCTAAGATTATGCAAAAAGGCGTACCATTCAATAAGGGTGGAATGGTTGAGCGCCAGCCCACTGATAACCGCAGATATCTGTAAGGACACAACATGCCAATTGAAAAGAACATGACAATCGACGACTTGCCCGGTGGCGATGTCGCCATTGAGATGGAAGACGAACTGCCGTCAGATATTGACATTGAGTTTGACGCAGAAACCGGTGCGGTGGTCGTAAATATTGGTGCAGAAGACGATGATGTTGCCTATGACAGCAACCTAGCCGAGGTCATTGAGCCTGATGTCTTGCAGCTTATCTCGTCTGACTTGATGTCTTTATTTGATGCTGACAAATCTTCACGCAAAGAGTGGGAAGAGCAGTACAGCAAGGGCATGAAGATGCTGGGCTTCACGTTTGAAGAGCGCACCAAGCCATTCAAGGGCGCATGCGGCGTGCAGCACCCACTTTTGACAGAGAGTATTGTTCAATTCCAAGCCCAAGCGCTCAAGGAATTGATGCCTGCAGGCGGTCCTGTGCGCACGCAGGTGCTGGGCAAGGAAACACGTGAGAAGTTGATGCAAGCGGACCGCGTGCGTGACTTCATGAACTACCAAATCACCACAGTGATGGAAGAGTACACACCTGACTTTGATCAGTTGCTGTTCTATGTAGGTTTTGGTGGCTCGGCATTCAAGAAAGTTTATTACGACGAGACCAAAGGCCGCATGGTAAGCGCTTTGGTGCTGCCTGATAACCTTTATATCCCGTACACAGGCTCATCGGTGATGAGCGAATGCCAGCGGATCACGCACCGCGTTCCAATGTCCACCAACGATTACCGCAAAGCCGTAATCCGTGGTCAGTACTTGGATACAGCGCAGATGACGACTGCGGCAGAGACTGGCCAGAGCATTATCAAGAAGGAAACAGACCGCACTACGGGCGTAGATCCTACTGGTGTGGAAGAAGAGATCTGTTTGCTGGAGTTCTTGGTTGATTTGGACATCAGGGGCTTTGAGCACAAGGATGAAGACGGCGAAGAGACAGGTATCAAGCTGCCTTACATCGTAACGATTGACGAGATCTCTCAATCTGTGGTGGGTGTGCGCCGTAACTGGAAAGAGGGAGACCCTCTGTTTGCACGCAAGCAGTACTACGTGCATTATCTGCTTGTGCAGGGTCCCGGTGCGTATGGCTTGGGCTTCTTGCACTTGGTTGGTGGCCTGACGAAGACAGCTACATCTGCATTGCAGCAATTGGTGGACGCTGGAACGCTGGCTAACTTGCCAGCAGGCTTTAAAGCCAAGGGTGCGCGCATCGCAAACGACGATACACCTTTGTCACCCGGTGAGTTCAGAGATATGGACGCTGGTGGTGCAGAGTTGTCTGCATCGTTGCTCCCATTGCCGTACAAAGAGCCCAGCCAGACGCTGTTTGCATTGCTTGGTTTCTGCGTAGATGCTGGCCGCCGTTTGGCAAGCATTACCGACATGCAAGTGGGGGATAGCAACCAGAATGCTGCTGTGGGAACGACGATTGCGTTGCTTGAAAAGGGCAGTGCGGTGATGTCGGCAATCCACAAGCGTTTGCACTACAGCCAGCGCATGGAATTTCAGTTGTTGGCCAAAGGTTTTGCAGACTATTTGCCTGCTGAGTACCCATACGATGTGCCCGGTGAGAGCCGCAGGATCAAAGCAAAAGACTTTGATGACCGCATCGATGTCTTGCCTGTCTCTGACCCCAACATCTTCTCTGTTGCACAGCGTATCACGATGGCGCAGACCCAGTTGCAACTGGCTCAGAGCGCGCCGCAAATGCACAACATGTATGAGGCCTATCGCCGCATGTATGAAGCCATTGGTGTGCGTGATATCGACACCATTTTGAACACACAGCAAGTGGATAAGCCAAAGGATCCTGCAAGCGAGAACGCACAGGCGCTGGACGGCTCACCACTGAAGGCTTTTGCTGGTCAGCAGCACGATGCACACATCTTGACCCATATCTTGTTTGGTATGAGCCCCATGATGCAGGGTATGCCTAACGTGGCGGTTACTCTGCAGAAGCACATCTTTGATCACATCCGTTTGAAGGCGGAAGAAGAGGTGGAAGCCGAGTTGTTCCAACAGTACGGCACGGATCCTGACCAGCTTATCTCTTCTTTGCAGCGTGAAGCGATGATTGCGATCAAGGTTGCGCAGGGTTTCCAAGAAGTCAAGGCCTTGCAGAACCAATTGATGGGTCCACAGACCGATCCGCTGGTGGAATTGAAGAAACAAGAGCTTGGACAGAGCGCTCAGCGCGATCAAGCCAAGCTGCAGATAGATCAACAGCGCCTTGGATTGGATCAACAGAAGGAACAGGCCGATGTTCAATTTGATACTGCGCGTTTGGCACTGCAACAACAGGCTGCTGCACAGAAGAATTCACAAGATGCCATACGAAATGCCCAACAAGGAGCAAAAAATGCAAACCAAAGCAGCAAAAAGTCCTAAAAAAGCGCCCAAGGAGATGTCCGGAGCGCCAAAACGTGTAAAAACACCACAAAATGATCCCCGTGTAACGTATGTTTACCGAAAAGATGCATTTAAGAAGGTAAAAATAGCGTAAAAGTGTGCATAATAGCCACGTAACCTTCGGACAGGGGTCTATCTGTCTGCTTCATTGGAGTTATCCATGCTTGAATTTGCAGAGAAAGTCATATTTGCCATTCGCAGGCTTGAAAACGAAACTAAAGACTTCGTTAGCAGCGGCAATGTCAAGTCGATGGAGCAGTACAAACATTTGATGGGCCGGTTAGAGGGTTATGCGTTTGTTCAGGAAGCCATACAGGATGCCTTGAACAAGAACTCTGATCAATAAAGGACCAACCAGATGGAAATGACTGCATTAGAGAAACGATGGGCGGAGGAAGCGGTTGAAAAAGCCGCCGCTGAAGCTTCTGCTGCTGAGGCTGCCAAGATTGAAGCGGCAGAAGAAGAGCAGCGCATCGAAAACATCAAGGATCACCTACCACAGCCTACTGGCTGGCGGGTTGTGGTGTTGCCCTACAGAGGCGCTAAGAAAACCAAGGGCGGTATTGAACTTGCCGAAGAAACCTTGGAACGACAGCAACTCACTACCACTTGCGCATATGTTTTGGCCGTTGGCCCACTCGCTTACAAAGACACCGACAAGTTTCCGGACGGTCCTTGGTGTAAAGAAGGCGATTGGATCATTTTTGGCCGTTACGCGGGCGCAAGAATGGGCATCAGTGGTGGAGAAATCCGTATTCTCAATGACGACGAAATCTTGGCTCGCATCAGCGATCCAGATGACATTCTGCACATGTAAGGAAGCATATGACACAAGTACTGAATGATTCTCAACTAGAGTTTGACCTTGGGGACGATGAAAAAGCCACAGATGTGAGCTTTGATAGACCTGAGGGCGACGAAAGTCCTGCGGCACCTGAGCCAGAAGCTAAGATCTTCCAAAAACCTGAACAGGAGGCCGCTCCTAAGAATGAGTTGGATGAGATCAGCGAAGGCGTGCAAAAACGCATCTCAAAACTCACTGCGCGCATGCGCGAGGCCGAGCGCCGTGAGCAGGCAGCCCTTGAGTACGCCAAAGGACTGCAGAACCAAACCCAGTCTCTCCAGCAAAAGCTTGTACAGACGGATTACAGCCGACTGAACGAAGCAAAAACTCGTTTGGATACCCAACAGACCCAGTTGCGTCAAATCATCGCCAAAGCGCGTGAAGAGAACGACATCAATACGGAGTTGGAAGCGCAAGAGCGCTTGTCAGCACTGGTGGGTGAGCAGCGTCAGGTAGCAGGTTGGTTGCAGACACAGCAAGAAGCTGTTGAGCAGCATCGCAATGCACCGGTGCAGCAGGCTCAAGTGCCACAACAACCTCAACGTCCCACTCCTAGCCCTCGTGCAGAGGAATGGGCAGAGCAAAACTCGTGGTTTGGACAAGACCGCGTGATGACCTATGCTGCTTGGGGCAT